GTGAGGCAGCAGCAATGAACGAGGTTGTCTTTGGTACAAGTGCTGCAGCAATGGGGGCGGCAGGTACAAGAGGTCCAAGGGTTAGAAGAAATCGTGGTGGTACAATTCCAGGTTCAGGAAATACAGACACAGTACCAGCAATGCTCACCCCTGGTGAGTTTGTTGTCAATAAACAGGCAACACAAGATAACCTACCTTTGCTTAGGCAGATAAATGAAAGTGGAAAGGTTCCAGGATACTTTGCTGGTGGAATAGTTGCTAGGCTGCTATCAATGTTTAGAGGGAGGGCCGTAACAAATACAGGGTCAGCATCAGGACTTATAACATCAAAACCAAGTGCGGCACAAGCACAAGTAACACTTCGGGATCTGGGGACTACAGGTACTTCCTTGCCAATTGATGGACAACAAGCATCTCAACGATCACAACGAGCCAGAACTATGCAAAATGTACAAAGAATGCATTTAAGAGAGTCCCCCAAGATCACTTCTCTTGGAGAATTGAGATCTATTGATGGATATAGTTCTACAAGTGGAAAATATGCCATAGCAGAAGCACTTATAGAAGCTGGAATTCCAATAGATGGAATGACTGGAGACTGGGTTACCTATCCAAAACAACTAAATCAAGCTGCCAGACGCAACTCTAATACTCCTATGACTGTAAGAGATGCAGCAAAATTTTTACAAAGTACCGACGATACATCATTTGTATTTACTAATTCAAAAGGTGAGACATATCAATCAGTTTTTCCAGATTTATACCCAGGCGTAAGTGAAAAAGAATTTTCTACTCGTCTTGCAAGAAGACTTAGGTTAATAAGCATTCAAGAAGGAAAGTCTGATCAATTTGTTACTGATGCATTAATAGCTAGAGCTAGAGATTTAGAATTTCCTAGATTAATGGACCCTCATCTAGAAATAACTGGAATAAGACTTCCAACCAAGGGTGATTTGGCACGCTTAACTCGTACAGGTCTTGGGGCAAAGTCAGAAGGAATTGAAGATGCTATAAATGAAATGCTTATACAACGGAAATCTTCATTAAGACTTAATCCTCCAGGAACTGGTCGTGCGGGAACCACATTAGTTCTTGGTGAATACGAACAAAAGGTTGCTGGTACAGCAGGAGAATTTGGAAGAAGAGTTAGAATGTCGAGTGGTGGGGCTATTGTTCCAGGACAAGGAAATAAAGATACTGTTCCAGCAATGCTTACCCCAGGGGAATTTGTTGTAAATAAAAAAGCTACCCAATCTAACATGGCCCTTCTTAAAGCTATCAATGATGGAACCATTAGAGGTTACGCTGCAGGAGATGTTGTTGGAGATAAGAGAAACGGTTTTTATGCAGAGGGTACAAATGGAATGAAGAGTGGTCCCTTCCCAACAAGAAGAATGGCTAGAAAAGAAGCAAAACAAATAGTAAGAAATCTTGGTACTTCTCGTTCTGGTGGAATGGGAATGAGAGGCATGGGTCTAGGCATGGGCATGGGTATGGCTGGTGGGGCCATGTTTATGGGTGCAGGAATGATGCCAAATGAAACCTCTGCTACTGCTATGCAAATGGGAGGTACTGCACTATCACTTGCTTCAATGTTGCCCATGATTCCAGGTGCTGGTGCAGCACTTATGAGTCCTCCAGGATTAGTAGTTGCTGGCATAGCGGCAGCCGCTGCCGCAGCAGCAGGAGGACTATATCTACTAAGAAAAAGTCTTGATGAGTCTGCCAAAAAAACAGCAGAATTTGCAGCAAATCTAGGGGGTACTGCAAACTCTCTTAATACTATTGCAGAAATATCTGGACAACAAACTCCATTACAAAGAAGGAAGCAAGTTGAGTTAGGATTGACACAGGCAGACATGGAAAATCTAATGTCTCCAGAAATGTCTGCAATGCTTTCATCAGAGTCTGGTCAAAAATTAATTACAGAATTAGAGGCAGCAACATCTGCAGAAAAATTCCAAAAATTAGCAGATTACCTTAAATATGCAATTGCTAGTGGATTAATGGATCAACAAATGGCACAATCCTTTGCTAAAGGAGTGGCATATGAACTTAATGATTCACTTCTTAGTTCAAAAGTTGTAAAAACTCTCGCTGGACAAGAAACTGGATCTGGAGCACTTGTTGAATTAGCAGGCAAAAGATCGGGGGCTGCAGAATCAATTCTTTCAAGACTAGAAGATGAAGTTGCTACTGGATTTGAACGTAGAGCAGCAGCAGGAATGGGAAGGGGAACTGGTCCTAAAGGAGTTAGAATTTCTGAAAACGTTGCATCATCAGCAATCGGGGTTTCTATTCAAGCACTTCAAGACTATTCAAATGCTCAGGCTCTTGCTCAAGAAGAGTTAGCAAATGGAACTATTACACAAGAAGAATTTAACACAATAAACAATGAAATAGTTGCCCAACAAAATAAATTTAGTGTCGCTATAGAAAGCTCAATACAATATGTTGATGATATTGGTGCAGCAATGCAGGCTACAAAAGATCAACTCGTACTTGCTGGAATAGTAACAGAAGAACAATTTAAGTCTATGGAAGAGGCAGCCTCTGTATCTGCCGCTGAAGCCAAAACTAGTCAGGCAGTGGCTTCTGAGCTTACAGAAGGATTAAAGGGTGCTGGCGTAGCGGCACTTGCAATGGGAACAGACATAAATCTTGTAAACTACGGATTGCAACAATTGGCAAATGCGGCAGAAGGATCTGCAAACCAGCTAAATGCATCTTTTGAAGCATTAAGGTCTGAAGGTCTTAGCAAGGGTCAAGCACTAACTGGAGCAATTACAGAAACACAAATAAGAGGGCTTGTTGGCGGTGGAGGACCAATACAAGAGGCAAGGTTTGAAAGCCAACTAAGAGGCTTTATTCAGGGCGGCGGCGATCAGCCTGGTCTTCAAGCAATGCTTGGATCAATGAGTAGACAGGATGCCAGGACAACAATGGAAAACCTTGGCGGTCTTGGAGATGTTACAACACAAAATAAATTCATATCTGATTTCCAAAATCTAACATCGTTGGTTGATGCTGAATATGCAAAACAAGTTGTCAATAGCAAAGAATATTTGGATCAGCTTAAAAATGGTGAAACAGAACTTATTGAAACCATAGAAAGAGCATCTGGAGTATTTGGTGCTTCCACAAAAGAAATTTCTGATTATGCAGACAAAAGCGGTGTTGAATTTAAAAAACTTGTTGAATATGGAGAAGATCTTCAAGGCATTCCACAAGAACTACTATTCTCTTTAGGAATAGATATTACAAATCCACAAGATTTGCAAAAGTTTGGCCCAGTAGCAGATTCTCTTAGAGCTAACTGGCCCATTCTTCAAAAATTAAACCCAAATATAGATCTAAAACTATACATAGATTATCTAACATTGGATGCAGAGGGCAACCCCATTGATCCAATGACTGCTGCTAAACGAGTCAAAGAAATAAATAATGCATGGAAAAAATTTGAAGGTGCAGAAACAATAGAAGCAAGAAAAACAGCGTACCTTGAATTAATGACGTTACAAAATGGTCAGCAAGTAGATAGTGCAGTTTATGATGAAATGTGGAATGCCCTTATAGCTGATTTTGGTCAAGCCAGAGTTGCTAATATGCCAGCAGATAGAATTAATAAAATATTTGAAATAGATGCAGAAATAAAGGGTCTTGAAACTCTTATTGTAGCAGCAGGTAAGGCAGCCTATGCTCTAGGTTTAGCTGGTGATGAAGATGGCATGAATGAACAACTTCAAAAGATTGAGGATTATAAACAAAGAATCGCTGGTCTTGGAGGAGAAAGAGTCGCTACTGGAATGTTTGGCAAACCAAGAACAACCTCTGGCGGTGGTGGCGGAGGCCAAAAAGAAAAAACAATTCCAGAAATGCTTAAAAAAGAAATGAAGTTGGCGACTGGTTTTGCTAATGAGTTTGGAAGAAATAAGATTGGCAAAATTATGGGTAAGCCATTTGGACCAGAATTCTTAGAATTTATTAAGTCCCAAGGAGAAAAGGGTCTTAAATTTATTAAGGGTAACTTTAAGAAATTTAAAGATGCATACAATACATTTGAAAAGACTCAAAAGGCTTTATCTCTACAAACCCTTCAATTCATGCCTGGTAAATTGGCAGAAAAACTTCAAGGAAGAAAAGATAATTTAGCCCTTGTAAAAATGATTGCTCAAGAAGAAGGAATGAGTTTACAAACAGCAATAGAAGCAGTAAACGTTCTTGATGCAAATCAACAAAAAGAATATCTAAGACTTGTTGCAAAGAAAAAATTGACAGATCAAGAAAAAGAACACTTGGCACTTCTAAAACAAAGCATGGGTATAGCAAAAGAAACAGCACTTTTTGATGAAAAAAATGCAGAAGTTATGAAATTCATGAACATGAGTGCAGAACAACGAGAGTCTGCAAGAATTTCAAACCTAATGGATATTCAAAATATCAACAGACAGATAGAAGAAATAAAAATCCTTGAACCCTTGCAAAAACAACTTGATGCACAACAAAAAATTCTTGATGCACAACAAAGAACAATTGATCTAAAACAAAGAGAAGTTGACAATATTGGTAGAACCATTGAGCTTGAAGAAAGAAAGCTAGAGCCACTTGATGATCAAATAGAAAAGCTTGAAGAGCAAAAGGATAGCATTCAAGAAACTTATGATAATCAAATAGAAGCACTTGATAAGATTTTTGAAAGAGAAGAAAATATTATTGCCCTCAGAGAAAAGAGTCTGGATGTTGCAGATGCACTATCTAGTGGCGATATTGCTGCTGCAGCAAGAGCACAAATGCAACTTCAATCAGAGCTTGCAGCACAAAGAAGAGAAGATCAACGATCCCTTCTTGAAGCACAAAATGAAGCTGAGATTGCAGCTATTGATGAACAAATTAATGATATAAAGGAACAAAGAGTCGCAATTGAAAAAGAAGTAGAGAGGTTGCAACTAAAACAAAGAAGTATTCAAGACGAAATTTATAAATTAAATCAAAACCAGATACCAGTTCAAGACGAAATTTATAGATTGCAACAAAGAATTGCCTCTGAAACAGATAGGCTAAACAGCAAGTATAATGATACAAATCTTAGACTACAATCATTGAATCAGCAACTAAAGGCCGCACTTGAAACACAAAATGCCATAAATAATGCTGCCGCAGAAGAAAATAGAATTAGGCAGCAAAAAGCGCAACAAGCAACAAGCTATGATGCCCCACAATTTTTAAGTCCAGGCGATGCTGGATATGATCAAACTACTGCAAACATTCAAGAATTATACGGTGGACCATCAAATAAAATGGTCCAGCTTGATCCAAATATGGGACTTTTTGGGCCAGGAACTCAAATCACTTTGGATTTTGGGGCAGTTTTTGGTTATGCAATGGGTGGAAAGGTTAATTATAAAGGTTCCCGTGAACCCGCACCAGGATTTATGTATGGTGGAAAGATGAAGAAGTTCGCTTCTGGATCATGGGTTCCTGGAAGTGGAATGCTTGATGGTGTTCCTGCCATGCTTACCCCTGGAGAATTTGTTGTTCGTAAACCAGTAGCACAGACATATGGAAATCTTCTTCAATCTCTTAATGGTCAAGTATTCCCAAGAGTTAATTTTAGGCAGCCAATGCCCAATGGTAGTGCATCAGGATCTGGATCAATGTATAATTATAATGTAAATGTAACACTAAATGGCTCAGATATGAATCCAGATGATGTTGCAAATGCTGTAATGAAGAAGATTAAGATGACTGAAAATACCAGAGTAAGAGGATACAATACCCGTGGCTAATAGTACATATATGGCTGGAAGGTCTAGGTATGCAAGGCCACAAGCCGTAGTCTGGGCAGATGCATATGAAACAAGCAATGCAAAATATGTTCCATCTGGAACAGAATTTGAGGATTTCTTAATCCTATCTGATCATAATCGCTCTGAAATATCTATTCAAAAACAAAGAATTGAGAATAGAAAAAGAATGATTAATGGGACAATGAGATCCTATCATATAGCAGATAAAAAAATATATTCATGGCAATGGGATATGTTTCCATCTAGAGCATTTTCAGACTCTCCAACATTTTCGGCTAGTGGTGTTCTTACAAATAGCGTAGATGATTACACAGCAGATCTGGCTGCAGGGGGAGTAGACCTAGTTGATTGGTATGAAAACCACCAAGGACCATTCTATATGCTTTTAGCGTATGACAAGTATAACGAGTTTACCGTTGACCCATATTCACACTTAAATGAATACAACGAGGTTGTTAGGGTATTCTTTTCTTCCTGCGAGCACTCTGTTATTAAAAGAGGCGGCACCAATCACGATTTTTGGAACATATCTGTAACACTTGAGGAGGCATAATGTTTTACGATGCCGATCTTCAGAGTGCCGTACAAAACAACAATACTTTAAAAATATCTTCTTTTATTCTTGCAGAGTTTAATCTTAATGATCAAGAAAATATTGAGAAAATTGGAAACTACAGATACAGACCCTTTGGAAACGAAGGACAATTTTTAGAGCCTATTACTACATACGATAAATTTGACTTTGGAAACTATTACACAGAGGCAGATGTTTCTTATGAAGAATACTCTGACACCGATGATGATCCATTCAGGATTATTGACAAATCAAAAGATTTGTACTATTCCCTCGGTGATTGTTTTTTGCCGTTCAGACCACGATCAGGTATAAACAAAGCACGTTTCATAAATGACAGATTTATTGACAACATTAGGTCCGCCGAAAGGCCAAGATATTACATGCCTTCACGATCAGATTATTTTAAGTATTGGTCTTCTTATAGAAAAGAAAACGGAATTGAAAGAGGGATATCATCTCCAACACAAACAATTATAGGCAGCCATGGAATGACCGACACCGCACCATTTATTGTTTATAAAAATAAAATAAACTTTAACAGGTTTGTAGTAAAAATGCAAACCAATGTGGGTTCACTAAACCTTGGAAACATGAGATTGGCAAACGATAAAGTTATTAACGATCCACTATTTAATTATTCAAATGCCACGGTTCCAAAATCATGGAAAATACAAAAGCTTGACGATTCAGATAATTGGGTAGATATTATTGAGTTTAATGAAAACTCTGCCAGAGCAAATGGAGATCCAATAGTTCCAAAAGATGGACATGTTGAGGTGTTTTATGGTATAAAGGTTCCAGCAGAATACGCTGGCACAATGAGATTTATTGATTATACAATCACCAGCCTGCTACCAAACATTGGAAATTCTATAGGAGACGCTTACATTGTTGATGATGAAACTATTCCACAAGGAATTTTAAAGATATTTAATGGTACAGACTTTGATGATTTTGCTGTTGAATATGGGTGGTCACTATATGAAGAGGATGTTGTAGAAAGAAACGGAACGGTATCAAAACCAGTTGATCCAAGATATTATGAAATTAACGGACAAAAGACATATAGAGAGTTTGATCAAACCAGAGGAATCAGGGTAGTTGTAAAAACCATGAATGCTCCCTCAACTCCGTTGGATATTATTGAGCTTTCTCCAAGATTGTTAGTAAATATTTCTGGATATGTTGACTCTTTTGATCTTGTAAAATCAGTATCTTCCGATCAAAACGGATTGCCAGTAGGATATTTAACGGTGTCAAACGGCAACTTATCTATAACCAATTTTGATAATATATTCACACAAGCAAACACTTTCGATGGAACAAATGGAAGCATCGTTACGGAATACGCAAGGCAAAATACAAAGTTTGTTTTTTATGAAACGATTCTTGATGTTAACGGGGCAGACAAATATATTCCATTAAAAACTTTTTATGCAGAAGAATTTCCAAGACCATCGGGCGGGGATTCAGTCATATCAATTCCTTTAAGAGATCTTTTCTTTAGGCTTGAAACAACAAATGCGCCAGCACTTTTGAGTCAAGAAACTACACTTACCCATGCCGTAGCAACAGTATTGGATTATGTTGGAATTAGTAACTATACCTTTAAAAATATAACAACAGAAAATGACGTAATACTTCCGTTCTTTTTTGTTGAGCCAAATATTAGTGTTGCAGAAATATTAGAAAGGCTTGCCGTTGCAACACAAACGGCGATGTTTTTTGACGAATATAATAATTTTGTCGTAATGTCAAAAGAATATCTTTTCCCATCAACAGCGGATCGTGATACAGACATGGTTCTTTATGGAAACGACGAGCCTCTTGCAAATATTGAGTCAATAAACAGCTCAGAAACTAAGATAGTTAATGATGGAAGAATTGACTACACAATAAGATATATTCAAAGAGAGGTATCAAGTTTAAAGTCCTCTCTAGCACTTGATCAGGAAAGAACATACAAATATAAACCGTCATTATTGTGGGAGGTAAGTGCAACTGAGCAAACTAAAACCGTAAACGAGCAATCAAAAGACTCTTCTGGATACACGTTGGGGGCAATGGCATTAAACAATGACTTGCCATCAAGTATTCCAACAGTTGTTAATAGGCAAATTACAAACAACCTAATTGATGTTGGAGAGAGCATTTATTGGATTCCAAGATTTCAAGGATATCTGTATTCTAGTGGAGAAATAATTAGATTTGATGCAGTAGAGTTTGCAATTCCTGGAACGGAAACACCAACAGTTTTTGTGTCAAATAATGAACAGTACCAAAAATACTTTGCATCTCTTCCATTCAACGGAAAAATATATCCCACGGGAAGAATAAGAATATATACAGAACCTTATTATGAGGAAATAAACGGAAACACGTTTTTAAAAAATGGAGAAGTTCGTGTGCATGGTCGTGGTCAATTTGGAACACAAATTACAGATCACTCCGCTGGCTTACCCCCCTATTGGTCTGACAACAATAATGCATATGGCATAAGAACCGCATCTGAATATTTGTTTACCACGACACCAACAGAAAACATAACGACCCCGACTCTTGGTACTACTCCTAGAACAGAAACTTCTGCTATAAATGAAATAGCAAGAAAGTCAAAAAGAAATGGCATTATCAAAAATTTTATGTCATCAAAAACATTTACAGACGGCGATACAAATACTTTAAGAACTACACAGTCAGGAACTGTACAGTCTTCTGCCCTTGTTTTCCAAGGACCATCAACAGATCAAAGCATTGCCAACCACAGAGACTTGGTTTCCTATGTTTATAAAGACCTGTCTTCTGATTTTTCTTACAGAAATTTTGGAACCAGGATGAGAATCATTGGGCGGCCCGATTTTAATTTTGGTCAGGTGGCACTTGGATCAAGCAATTACTATTCGGTTGAGTCCGCGAGTATGCAAGACAACACCAGTATTAGCGGTGGATCAGGCGGCATGGGAATTATGATAGACACAACAAATGGAAGCGGATACTACTTTGAAATAGCAGCACTGATAGAAGATAACTTGTCAAAATATTACTCTTTTGATGCAGATGGAAATGAAACGTCCGTAATTCATAACATATTATTTTATAAAATAAATAAAAATCAGGCAACTGATTCCTCTTTGTCTAGTAAAGCAATTCCAACAAAATTGTGGGGAGGATTGTCTACAATTACTGTAGATAGTGGGCTATTTGTTGGTCAGGACAGACTGGCGGTTTCAGAAAATTCTACTGTATACGACTTGAATGTTGAATACGAGGTTCTAAGTGGTGGAGCATTAAGATTCTACCTATACATAAATAATATTTTGATACAAGTTGTAGAGGACTCTGACCCATTGCCAATAAAAACAAACACATGCCTTTTTGTAAGGGCTGGATCGGAGTGCATGTTTGAGAATCTTTATGCACTTGATGATTTAGTAGCCAAGAATTCTAATCAAAAAGTTGTTCCAGACACCAGCATATTTGATAACAATGGTATTAGAACAAACGAATTCTTAAAAAAGTACGCCATGTCTGGCATAGTTCAATCAACATATTTGAGCAACATTCGTCCAGATACCAACACCACATATCGTGCGTATTTTGAAGAATTTGGCACCATTATGCGAGAGTGTGCACACTTTAATATAAAATATGATCAGGCATATCCTTCTTTTTATTCTGTTATAGCAAAAACATTTACAACTGATCGTGGCTATACTGTATCAGGATTTTATGGTGGCTCTTACGAAGCAGAGTTCCTTGTTTTCAATGCAGCAGACAAGGCTTTGGTGCTTGATGAAACCACTGGCAACTATTTAAGAATACTTGGCATAACGTTTACACAAAACACAAGCCAAACATTGTCCGTAGATGATTACTTCAACAAGCTTTCAAACTCCTCTGATCCACAATATGAGGGGAATGAAATAGTTTCTCCACAAACAAGCCTAAAAAAGTACAATGAGATTAAGGCAAGTAGATCAAAGTACGGAAACAGAGAATTTTCTTTGGAATCTATGTATATTCAATCTCAAGATTTTGCAGAAAATATTATGGGATGGGTAATAGACAAGACCATGAGGCCCAGAAGAGAAGTGACTATGAATGTGTTTCCAATGCCTCAACTACAGATTGGAGATATTGTTACAATAGACTATACAATGCCTGACGGAATAGAATATGTTAGTTCAAATACAAGATTTTATATTAACGACATTTCTTATTCAAGAAGTTTGGAAGACATAGCACAGGTTATAAAGGTGGTAGAAATATAAAATGGCAGCAATCAAGATACCTACAAGAGATATAATAAACATTGAACCACAAGCCCCTAACATTGCTGAAATAGAAAAATATATATTTAAAGACGTAGCTGGAACACAGCTAATTAATCTTGTCAGGCACGACACAATATCGGGCATGAACGTTGTATACTCCGTAATCACAGATCTAACAAAGGTAAATATTGATTTTGATCCATCGCTGCTTCTTATCAATAAAGCCCAATATCAATCAATTTTTAATCAATTTTCAATTAAATTGACTGCAAAAGTGCCAGAAGAAACCTTTTATGATGAAAACACAAAGCTTCCAGAGGACAACCTATTGACTAACGTATATTATGATGAGGTTAGAGAAGAACTAATTCTAGAGTTTGAAAATGTTAAACAGACCGAATTAGTGCAGGTTGAGGTTGAGACTGATGGTAGAATTGATAGAGTGAGAGAAAATGATTACTTCTAAAGGCAACCAAATCGTAAGCAAGTATTTGCTGGGGCAAGCACCAGAGTATGCTGCATATCTTTCAATCGGTGTAGGTGCTCACCCACTAGATTTAAATGAAGACGAGGCTTCTCCCATAACTAAGAAATCTATGGACTTTGAGGCATTTAGAGTCCCTGTTATTTCTAGGGGGATTGTGAACGATAGTATTGTTTTGGACATAAACTCCTGGAGTGCCAGCGGAAATGTTGTAACAATAGAAACTCCGTCATTGCACGGAACAAAGGTGGGAGATGAAATTTCTGTAGCGTTTTCTTTACCAGCCTATGATTCATGGGAAGGAAATTTTGTAGTCGCAACAACAACGTCTAATACAATATCATACGAACAAACTATAAGTGCCTCTGCTTGGACCGCTACCGCATCTGCATCAGATACAGCCACAGTTTCTTATAACAGGGAAAGGTTGGTATTTAAGGCAGAGCTTCCAACAGAACAAAGATATGAAATGACTGAAATAGCTATGTATCCAGCAGCAACAAACTCCCTGGCTCTCAATTATGATAGCAGGGTTGTTGGAGGATTTTTGACTACAGAGGGCTGGACATATCACGCTGTTTCGCCAACACTTGTCGAAAGCGACAACGCAATTTCATTTACTACTGAAAGCATAGCAAATAATGCAGGGGCAATAGGCTCTGCGACATTTACTGATCCTGCAACATCGCAATCTGCATGTGCACTTTTTGTTAATTCAGACAATGAAGCATTTACCTTCTTTGAAAGAACACAAAGGCATGAGCCTCCTAGATTTTATAACAGATGCTTGATTGTCCCAGGAAATATGACTGAGTTTAATAATGATTTGATGGAAATAACGGGCAGAAAAGATTATATATACACCAACTCTCTTAAACTAAATTTTAGTCAAAACTCTACAAATGATTACATAAAATTTGCTCTCAGCGTTTTATCATCAGATCTAACACCATCGGTTCCACCAAACAAGGTCAGACTCAAATTTGAATTACTGGACAGCCTTAGCGGAGAAAAAGCAGTTGTAACACATCTTCTTACATCTTCAGATTTTTCTGACAGCAGATATCAGATTGTTTCTAAACAAAAAAGGGATTTTACTTTGGGAGAAGATTTTGATTGGGCAAGAGTAGACGGGATTATAATATACGCGGAAACTTTAAATAGTTCTGGGGACTATGATGGATCTTATGTTCTGTTTGACGGAATAAGGGTTGACAACGAAAACACAGAAAACCCATTGTATGGAATGGTTGCATACTCAAGATTAAAAAATAATTCTGCTGAAGGTCAGCCAATCCTCAAGACAGAAAACTCACAGGGGTACATAGAATACAGGCTGGGAGTTAATATAGCATAATGACTAGGATCGTAATCCCTAAAGAGCAGCTTCCAAACATTTCTAATGACTTAACCAACAAGCTTAGATACAGAATTATTAATAAAAACAGAAACTTGTTTTCGCAATGGTCAGTTATTGGAGAAATAAAAAGGGACATAGACCCAACGGATTTTGAATCGAATGCAACTTCTTTTACCACAGACTCAAGCATAAGTGATCGAATTGATGTTACATGGTATACAGGCAACATAAATCAAGATTTTGATGTTTATACAAGATATAAATTGACTTATTTCGACGCAACTTACGGAACATTTTATAGGAACGAACCTTTAAGGTACTTGGGAAGAAAAAACACAAATTATCTTACTATAAATAAATTACCGCTATCAAATTTGGGGTCTATTTACACCGTTGACAACTATGCCGTTCAGACAATGGTTAAATTACCAGAATATCCAAGGCTGTTTAGCCTGCCCGTAAATATTGAAGAATTTGATAGAAAAGCTGACAAACTAAGATATTGGGCAGAAAGAGATATTACATTTTCTGCTGGGGACTATGTAGATATTTCATTAAACAACAATAACACTGCGTCACCCTTTGAAGACAATTCTTTGTGGACAGGAATAAAGAGGGTTTATTCCGTAGGAGATAATGGTCCAGAAAGTTTTAGTGTGGAATTGGCAGGGGCAGATATACCCCTTAGACAGGTACTTGATCTAGGCCCAGGATATCCTAATACGGTTTCAAAAATAAATGGCTCTGTGCAATTTGTAACTGACGATATCTTATTCACCTAATGATATAATAAAACAATGGGAATTTTATCTACACCAAATAGGGGTCAGCCATTAGATGTTGACTATATAGCTCAGATAGCTAGTCAGGTAAACCAGCTGACCACTATAGTTGGAGACAGATCTTCATCCTTTTCATCAATAAATGACGTTAGCCTAAAAACCTCTGATATGAAAATTTTTGCTAAAACCGTCAATGTTTTTGCTAGTACAAATAAAACAGATGGAGATGTTGTAGACTATACAATCTCTTACCCACCTTTTAATGGGAATCCAGTAGTTACCGCGACAATCGTATCTGGCGCGGCATCAACCATCGGTGATGATGCAACAGTAGTTTTAAAAAATATTTCAACCTCTAGTTGTACATTTAGGGTAACTTTTAATACTGGTGGTAATCTAGATATTTTTGTCAATGTTGTAGCAATAGGATTCCCCGTTTTATCATAATTTTGTGGTAGAATTGTGTAAATTTTAAACAAGGAATATAATGATTTGTAAAAGATGCAGAGGAAAAATGTTTGTTGACAGAGTTCATTCTGCATACGATCATTTAGAAATTTTTTGTATAAATTGTGGTTGTAGAAAAATGTATCATCCACCATCAAAGTTTGGAAATTTTGCATTATGGCTAGAAAAAAGGGAAAAAGAGACAGCCAGACAGGTGAATGGGAAGTAAGTCCAGCAAGGACTATCTTTTTCGTAGACAAGACACTAGTAAGATTATTAAACACAAACAGAGGGTTGAATGTCGTCAACCTGTTTGATATGATTAACCAAAAAGAAATAACCATGCTTTTTTCAGATTTTAAAAAACATAGGAAAAGGGCATACACACTAGTTGATACGGCAAGACTTTTGAATCGTGGGCCAGCACAGATATATAGATATATAAACGAGGGATTAATTGATCCGCCAACTGGAACGCAGCCAGGTGGGGAAAGGATGTTTACTAAACTATCTTATTATTCAGAGGACGACATATTTAAAATTAGAGAGGTTATGTCAACAATTCATAGGGGTAGACCAAGAAAAGATGGTAAAATATCCAACAGCGTATTGACTGAGCAAGAATTGCGTGCTAAGATGGGTGATGCCTTGATGTTATACACAAGGACAAAGGATGGGGAATTCATCCCCGTCTGGTCGGAACAAACATATTAGGAGAGTCATGTCAGAGAAAACAGAGGTTACCGTAAACCTTGGATACACACTCAACCTTGGAAATTTCCAAAGCTTGCGAGTGGATCTTGGTTGTACAGACTATGTTCGTGCAGACGAGAATGTAGATTCTGCTATGAACCGTGTCTATGACTTTGTGGAAGGCAAGGTCATGAGCAAGATTGAGGAAGCAAAGCGGGAAATGGATTAATGGCTGATAAGAAACAAAGGTATGCACTAATAAGCTATTTTAAAAAAATAGCAAAAGAACATAGTGCTCCTTTGCAGCCTATCAATATACATTCTCAGCAATGGGCAGCAGAAGCACTTATTGAGTCATACGGATATGATGAGTGCAAGAACCTAGTTGATTATTATTTTGTTGTTTCTGCATCACCGGATTGGACATGGTTTGCGTACAACTCTGATAAGCTGCTACAATCTAAGACAACAGAAGAAGAAGATCGTAAACTTAGAGCACGTTTGCGTAAGGGTGCTAAAGAATGGTTGGAGAGTTAGTGGAAGATCTAGAGGCAAAGGTATTGTCTGCCGTCCTTGAAGACAAGCAGATCCATGTTCTTTTGCAGGCAAATCCAAATTCATTATTTAGAACACATGGGGATGTGTGGGAATTTATTAGGGGTTATTATGAAAATAATATGTCTCTTCCCCCTTCATCACTTGTTGTAGAAAAGTTTAGAGACTTTGAGCCTGTAAAAGAAGTGGGGGCTACCAAGCATCATGTAGACGAACTGAGAACAAATTACCTTGACGGTAAGATTAGAGAAATGCTAAAAACAAGTGCGTCACAACTACAAGAGAATAAAGTTCAAGATGCTTTGAACACCCTAATATCTCAAAGTGCTGATCTAAAACGGGCCTCTGCAGAAGTGAGAGATATTGATGTTGTAGATATAGAAGACGCTGTTGCACATTTCAGACAGATTGAAGAGTTGGCAAAGCTTGGTGCTCATGGAATTAAGACGGGTTTGGCAGGCTTTGATAACTACCTCCCGTCTGGAATTATGCCAGGGCAGTTTGGTATTCTTCTTGCTTATCCTGCTATAGGTAAGTCATGGCTTGCTTTGTATCTGGCTGTTCAGGCTTGGAAAAACGGTAAGAAGCCACTATTTGTATCCCTTGAAATGACTGAGAGCGAGGTTCGTAATCGTGCCTACACAATCATGGCAGGGGGACAGTTTTCTCACCGTAAAATTAGTGCAGGAGAACTTGACATTGAAGAGTTTGAGCGGTGGGGAAGTAAGTATTTAAATAACATGCCATCGTTTCAGATCGTATCTAATGATGGATTAGGGGAAGTTACTCCAGCAGTTTTGCGGGGAAAGATAGACCAATACTCACCAGACATTGTATTTGTTGACTATATTCAGCTTATGCAGTCTAATAGTCCAACAGATAATGAGGTTGTGAAGATCAAGAATATTAGTCGTGAGTTAAAGATTCTTGCTATATCAGAAGAGACACCGATTATTGCTATTGCTTCTGCCACACCAGATGATGCTACCAATATGAATACTGTTCCAACATTAGGTCAGGTAGCATGGTCAAAGCAGTTAGCATACGATGCCGATTGGGTTCTTGCTCTAGGGCGAGAGCCTTCATCAGATATCCTTGAAGCTTGTTTTAGAAAGAATAGGCACGGCTATCTGGGAGAGTTTTTGGTACAGGTAGACTTTGATAAGGGAAGATTCCTTTACAAAGACTTTGAGGATCAATAAAGTCTAGTATAATTAATTTATGACAATTGTACACAAAGGGATTAAAAGGTTCGAACTAGAAGGTCAAATATATGACGAATCTTCTATTCCCCGAATAAAAAATGAACATATATTCATGCTAACAATGATGATGAAAACGAAAGGGTATTTGGTTAGATATGATATTGACCCTGACTTTACCATCCTGTACAATGGGAAATCATTCGACTTTAAGTTATCAGTATACGGCGTATTTGTAGGGAAGAAGAGGGCACAATGGTTCGATGGGGTGGACAAAAACAGGTTAATATCGAACTCTACTCAGAAGAGCAAGTCAGAAGAACACTCCTGGCCTGCGGCATAGATATAGTTCAAGAGATAGAGTCTGATTTCATAATCTATTGCCCCTATCATAATAATCATAGAACACCAGCAGCGGAAGTTTCTAAAACATCTGGAGACTTCTACTGCTTTGGATGCCATGAGTCACGGGATCTTATTCAGTTCGTAATGTTCTGTTCAAAGAGAAACTATTTTGAGGCAATGCGACTTATTCATTCAAAAAAGGTGGAAGATAATATAGAAAATGATTTGCTTAAGATCCTAGACAAGAAGCCAGAGTATCCAGAATTTGATACTGATACCGTAGCAAGATTAAATCAGGAGGCACTTGTTTCTCATAGAGCAGCAGGATATCTCAAGGGTAGGGGTATCACAAAAGAAAGTGTTGAAAAATACAAGATTGGATATTCAGAGAAGCAAGACATGATTACCATTCCAATTTATTCTCCAGATGGGATTTGTGTTGGAATGGTGGGAAGGTCTATTGAGGGTAAAGAGTTTAAAAATACCCCAGGGCTTCCACGCTCTAAGACAATGTTCAACATACAAAGAAACAAATCCGCTAACAAGATTTTTCTGGTAGAATCATCCTTTGATGCTATCCGTATCGAACAAGTTGGCGGTAAAGCATTGGCGACACTAGGATCAAATATTTCTAATAAGCAGAAGGACTTGCTAAAAAAGTATTTTACTAGTATAATCGTAGTGTCAGATAATGACGAGGCAGGAAGGGATATGAAAGAAAAGCTATCAATGTCCCTTGGCAGTATAGTAATACAGGGTGATCTACCTGATACTGTTAAAGATGTTTCTGACTTGGATGACGAACAACTAAAAACATTTATAAATACATTTGATAACGAAATACATTACATATTACAGTAGGAGAAACATATGTCTATTATTAAAGGGCTAAAGAACATTGAAGCAGTTCTAGATAAGCCCAAGGCAACGGGAACAGGAAGTAAGGTACGCTGGCTAAAGATGGATGATGGTCAGAGTATCAAGGTTCGTTTTGTAAACGAAATTGACGAGGATTCTAAGTTCTATGATGAGGATCGCGGTCTTGCAATCGTCGTAAATGAGCACACAAATCCAAAGGACTATAAGCGTAAGGCTGTATGTACCCTAGATGATGAGGGACGCTGCTTTGGTTGCGAGATGCATCGCAAGGATATGAAGGCTGGCTGGAGGCCACGGCTACGCTTCTATACAAACGTTGTTGTAGATGACGGCATCGAAGATCCATATGCTGCAGTTTGGAGCATGGGAGTTGCAAAGTCTGCAACATTCGCTACTATTCGTGAGTATGCGATGGATGCAGAGGGCATCACAAATATGACATGGAAGCTAAAGCGAAATGGAATGGGAACAGAGACTAATTACACTCTAATCCCAGGACCAGCAGATTCAGAAGATTTTGATTGGTCAAACGTTGAGCCATTTGCATTGGAGTCTGCGATTAGACAGGTTTCATATGCTGATCAGGAGGCTTTTTATCTTGGATTTGATAATCCAGCAACGTCAACTACGGTTGATTGGTAAGCCTTGAATTACGCACCACTTCACGTTCACTCACACTACAGTTTGATGGACGGGGTTGCAACCCCAGAGGAGTATGCCAAGCGTGCCGCTTCTCTGGGGATGCCAGCCCTTGCTATTACAGACCACGGAGTTCTTTCTGGTCATAGGCCAATGTATCGTGCAGCCAAGGATCAGGGCATCAAGCCAATCCTAGGTGTAGAGGGATATATCACCGCTGATCGTTTTGATAAGCGTGATAAGACAGAGAGAACTACTCCACTAGACCTTATCTATAATCACATTGTAATTCTTGCTAAAGATCCACAAGGATTGCAAAATCTCAATACTCTAAATGAGATAGGCTGGACAGAGGGTTTTTATAAGAAGCCTCGCATCGACTTTGAGGTTCTTGATAAGTATGGAGATGGACTTATTGTTTCCTCTGCCTGTATGTCAGGTCTTATCAATAAGGCTATTGAGGTAGATGACTATGCTGTTGCTAAGAATCATATTAAGTGGTTTATGGATCGTTTTGGCGATGATTTTTATGTAGAACTTATGCCACACAATGTTGCTGGCATGAACACAGAGCTTTACAATCTTGCCAATGAGATGGGTGCTAAGTGCATCGTCACCCCTGATTGTCATCATTGTACGACAGATCAAAAAGTAATTCAGGAAATGATGCTTGCACTCAATACACATGCCAAGATTCAAAAAGATGTTGGTTATGAAAAGTCTGCAAAGATACCCGACATGATGAAGCGACTTGACTATCTTTATGGTGAGGATCGCCCCATGTCATTTAGATCTTTTGACATTCACCTTCTTTCATATGAAGAAATGCGAGAAGGTATGGAAAAGGAGCAAGAGTTTGATGATAGCATTTATGCTAACACTCTTGAGATTGCAGATAAGGTAGAAGACTATAAACTCAAGAGCAATCTTAATCTTCTTCCCATTAAAGTAAAGAATCCAACACAAGAACTTTATAACCTTGCAATGCAGGGTCTAAGAGATCGTGGCCTAGACAAAGACAAAGAATACCTAGATAGACTAGATGAAGAACTAGCCATTATTGATAATAAGGAATTCGCACCCTATTTTCTTGTGGTTCGTAATATGATTTCTTGGGCAAAGGATCAAGGAATTATGGTGGGACCAGGACGAGGATCTGCTGCAGGCTCTCTTGTCTGTTACTCACTAGGTATTACAGAGGTAGATCCAATTAAGTATGGACTCCTGTTCTTCCGATTTATTAATCCAGAACGAAACGATTTTCCAGATATTGATACTGATATCCAGGATAGTCGCCGTGAAGAAGTCAAGGAGTACCTAGAAAAAGAGTATAAAAACGTTGCCTCTATAACCACCTTCCTGATGTTTAAGGATAAGGGTGTGGTTCGTGACGTTGCCAGGGCACTTCATGTTCCATTGCCAGATGTAAACAGAGCACTCAAGCTCGTTGATACATGGGAAGAATTCCTTGGTTCAAAGTCAACAGAGTGGTTTAGAGAAAAGTACCCAGACGTTGAGGTGTATGCAGAGCAACTGCGTGGACGTATTCGTGGAACAGGGGTACATGCAGCAGGTGTTGTGACGGCAAAGGATGCCATTCATAAGTACGCTCCAATGGAGACTAGAACGGTTACAGGCACAAAGACTCGTATACCCGTTGTGGCTGTAGATATGGACGAGGCAGCAGACATTGGATTGATCAAGATAGATGCCCTTGGACTAAAGACTCTTACTGTTATTCAAGAAACTTTAAAGACCATCAAGGAGAGAAACGGTATTGATATTGATCTTAACACTATTGATCTAGGAGATAAAGAAGTATACAGAATGTTGTCTGAGGGAAATACTAAGGGTGTTTTCCAATGTGAAGCAACTCCGTACACGAATCTTCTTGTAAAGATGGGAGTTAAGAACTTTGATGAGTTGGTAGCCTCTAACGCCCTTGTTCGTCCAGGTGCTATGAATACTATTGGAAAGGAATACATTGCTAGAAAAAACGGTAGAAATATTGTAGAGTATCCTCATTCAGTAATGAGGCCATTCCTAGAGGATACTTATGGGCAGATCCTTTATCAGGAGCAGGTCATGCAGGCTTGTACGACAATTGGCGGTATGACGTTTGCAGAGGCAGACAAGGTTCGTAAGATCATTGGCAAGAAGAAAGATGCCAAGGAGTTTGATGTATTTAAAGATAAGTTTGTTAGAAATGCATCAGCGTACCTTAGTCCATTCCAAGCGGAAAACATGTGGCATGACTTTGAGGCCCATGCAGGGTATTCATTCAATAAGTCTCACGCTGTTGCATACTCAATGCTTTCTTACTGGACAGCTTGGCTAAAGTTCTACTACCCTATTGAGTTTATGTATTCAGTTCTTAGAAATGAAAAAGATAAGGACTCAAGAACGGAGTACCTAATTGAGGCTAAAAGAATGGGAATCCCTTTGCGACTACCCCATATCAATGAATCAGAAAGTGACTTCTCTATTGAGGGCAAGGCAATTAGGTTTGGACTATCATCTATCAAGTGGTTGTCTGACAAGGTTTCAGCCAACATCATTGCTGATAGGCCATTTAACTCTTATCAAGAAGTTCGTGATGCTGCATACAAGAAGGGCAGCGGAATAAATAGTCGTGCAGTAGAAGCCATGAATGCTATTGGTGCATTGACCTTTGATGATAATCCACGGGATGAAAAGAAGGTAAGAGAAAATCTATATGAGTATCTAAACCTACCAGAATTCAACATAAACCTTCCTAATCATTATTATGCTTATATTGATAATTCGGAAGACTATGAAGAGGATGGTGCACATCTAATCCTTGGTGTTGTCAAGAATATAAAAAGAGGTAAGGGTTGGTCACGGGTAGAAGTGCTAGATAAGACTGGCTCCATTGGAATATTTGATTCAGAAGAAACAGAGATAGAAACTGGAAAGACGTATCTCATTCTTGCATCCTCAAATAGGGTTGCTGAGTCAATACCGCTTGACGATCTAGACTCACATAAAACCACTCCACTAATTAGATTCTTAAACTATAAGCAAATTCCATTTGAACAGGATGAGGTCTTTGTGCTATCGTTTAACCCCAGAGTTACAAAGGCAGGAAAGAAAATGGCTAATATGACAATAGCTACCGCAGAGCGTGAAATTATACCGATTACTGTATTCCCTTCACAATTTGCACAGGCATACATGAAGTGTGAAGAAGGAGCCGTTGTTAAAATTCAGCTTGCAGAAACAAAAGAAGGAACTACTATTTTGAAGGAAGTAATATCATGAGTTATTTAAAAGATATGGATGATCTAGCCTTTACTCTGCACTCAATAGCAGTAAAGAAGGGATTCTATGAACCATACTTACACATGGATGAGGCAGATAGGATAGTTTTTTATTTAAAGCAACTGGCTATGATTCATAGTGAGGTGTCAGAAGTTTTAGAGGCTATGAGGAAAGAGAAGGGTGACGATGTTGTTGTTGAAGAGTTGGCTGACATTATCATTCGCGTCCTAGACTTTTGGGCATTTCTTTCTATGACACAGTATACAAATAAGTCTTTAGCAAAAGCAGTTGTAAACAAGATGGAAAAGAACAAGGAGCGTCCAGCGATGCATGGAGTGTTAGCGTGATTAGTGAGGCAATGGAAGAAGTTCTTTCACAAATAGATCCAAAGCTTAGAAAGAAAGTGTCTGCTGCCTCAGATATTGAGGTCATAATGCAAAAGACACCCAGCGTTGGGCTAAATAAGCAACTAAATGGTGGCCTCGCTTATGGCAGGCAGGTTCTTATTTGGGGCAATAAGTCTGCTGGCAAGTCGTCGTTTTGCTTGCAAATGATTGGTCAGGCACAGAAAGAAGGAAAGATATGTGCATGGATTGACTCAGAGCAATCATATGATCCTAAGTGGGCACAGAGGCTAGGAGTAGACTCAGAGAGCCTTATATATTCTCCTGCCAGGACAATCAACGACATGGTTGATGTTGCCACACAACTTATGTCTGCTGGCGTAGATATTATTGTCGTTGATTCTATCTCTGCCCTGCTCCCTGCTATCTACTTTGAGAAAGACTCTGATGAACTAAAACAGTTAGAGAACACTAAGCAAATCGGTGCAGAGGCACGGGATATGACAAACGCTGTCAAGATGCTTAACTATGCAAACAATCAGACTAAACAAACATTGCTAGTTCTTATATCTCAGCAACGTAATAATATTGGTCAGATGTTTGTAAGCCACCAGCCCACAGGGGGTCATGCTGTTAAGTTTTTTTCTAGCACAGTTGTCAAGCTTTGGTCAAGTGAGTCAGAAAAGAATGCTATCCAAGGTAAGATAGAAATAGGAGATAAAGTCATACAAAGCAAGGTAGGTCGCCAGGTTACCTGGACTATTGACTACAACAAGACAGGAAAAGCCTTTGAGAGTGGCATGTACGACTTCTATTTCTCTGGTGACTTTGTTGGCGTAGACAACATTGCAGAAGTTGTAGACGTTGCAGAGCAATTAGGACACATAGAAAAGGGTGGCGCATGGTACACAGTTCTTGGAGAAAGGTTCCAGGGTAGAGCGAAGGTGGTCGAATGGCTACGACAAAATCCAGATAAGGCGGCAGAACTTGTCCAAATCATCGAATAAGTATGAGGTAATACATGGCACATTTCTGTGCCAGGAGTGTTCTTCAGAGGCTGCATCATCTAGGTTCTATGCATCTAATCTAGAACTTACCTGGAAGTGTAAGTCTTGTGATCATGTATCTACTGTCAATATAGGAAAAGAAAGAGGATACTAATGAGTGAGCGTGGAGAGCTAAAGCGTATTGGTGCAAAGCCACATAAGAATTCTGGTCGTGGTATGGTCAAGGGTGATGGGAGTCTAGACAGATATGTTGTAGATGTAAAAGAGTATAGTAAATCATTTTCTGTCAATAAAGACGTATGGGGCAAGGTAGTCACAGATACTCTTAGGGTAGACCCCAATAAATCTCCTGTCATAATGTTAGTTCTTGGCGACACAAAAAAGACAAGGCTTGCTATAATTGAGTGGAACGAGTTTGAAGAGTTACGAGAGATAAGAGAGAATAATGAGTGACAACACTATTGATCTCATAAACCAGATCAATGATTTTAATGATTTATCGGAATACATGCAGGACGAGGAAATAACTCAGGCACTTATAGCAATTGCCAAGCTTATTGCCAAGCCAGATATTCCACCAGATAAGGCTGCAAGGCTTATTGTTCAGATACAGGCTTACTCTGCTAAGTTTGCAATGCTAGCTTCATGGTATGCCAATGTTAAGAAAGATGATCGGGCTAAGAAAAACATTTACTACTCAGCAAGAGAAGCACTTGATAAGTTGTCAGATGCTCTTAAATACACAGTTAGGACTTACCATGGCTAAGAATATAATATCTAAGATTGTCAGGGGAGATGTTAAAGAAGCGGTTCCAGATATTGAATGGCAAACACAGATGCCAGACAATGTTGATGATGAATTTTCAGACCTCATTGATGCTATTCATAAAGGATATGTGGCAGATAATGAGCCAAAGTTTACTAAGAAGAAGACATTCTCCCCCTCTACCATCGTCTTTGGTCATGGCAAATGCCCACGATATTGGTATCTAGCCTTTGAGGGCAACACCTTTTATGAAGAGCGCGAGGGTAAGTCTCAGGCAAATATGGACAGCGGTACAGATAGGCATAAGAGAATTCAAGATGCCATTGCTGGTGCAGGGATCATGGTTGCCAATGAGGAAAAGGTAACATTTGATGATCCACCCATATTTGGATATTTAGATAGCATTATCAAGTGGCAGGATTCAGAGTATCTAGTAGAAATTAAAACTGCAAATCAGGATGCTTATGAGCGTCATAAGAAGAACATGACAGCAAGTACATATCACATTGTTCAGCTTCTTATTTATATGAAGATATTTAAGAAGAAAAAGGGTATCGTAATGTATGAAAATAAGAATACCCATGACCTTCTTGCTATACCAATCAACATAACGCAAAGCCATGTGGATTTCCTTGACTACCTGTTTAGTTGGATGAAAGAGGTGTACGCGGCATGGAAAGATCAAAAGCTACCAGAAGTGCCATATAAAAATAACAGCGTAAAAACTCCTTGCGGTTCTTGTCCTGTTCAGCAGGCATGTAAGGATGCTCCAAAGGGCGATATAAAGATCGCTAGAAGAAAGGAAGAAAAGGGAGAATTCTAATGGCCTTCTGTTCCTGGTGTGATCATGAGTTTTATCAGAAATCTTCTAAACAGATTTATTGTGGTTCAGAGTGCAGGCAGGAAGCAAGCAAAGAAAAAATACTTGAAAGATACGAAATAGAAAAAAGAAGAAAAAGAGTTGGAAGAGATAAAAAATGTGCTGGTGATTGTGGAACATATCTAAGCATTTATAATGATGTTGGAATGTGTGACAATTGCCTTATTAACAAAAAAAAGTTTAATAATTTTATAAAGGAGTTGAAAGGATATTTTGAGTACCAACAAGAGTAGGGGTTTAGCAAGTCTATCAAAACCAAGGACTATAATAGCAGTAGATGCCTCTACAAATTCAATGGCATTTTCAATATTTGAGGAAGGAAGGCTGATCAAATATGGAAAGGTTCGATTTGTTGGCACAGATGCTCTTTATAAAGCAGGAGATGCCTGTAGAAAAGCTATCCCGTTTTTCAAAGCTTTTCGATCAGACGCTATTATTCTTGAATCGGCTATCTATAGCAACTCTCCAAAAACCGCTATGCAACTGTCGTTGGTGCAAGGAGCAATTATTGCAGCAGCGCAAGTTGCTGGAATTAAAACGGTAAAGAATGTAGCACCTATGGCTTGGCAAAATTATATTGGAACCAAGCTTTTGAGTGCAGCAGAAAAGCAAGCAATTGTAAAAAAGACACCAGGAAAATCTAAGTCATGGTATAAAGGAAAAGAAAGAGAATTAAGAAAACAAAAGACTATTGACTATGTTAATAATAGGTACAACATTAAAATTGATGACGATGATGTGGCAGATTCAATCGGTATAGGATCTTATGTAAGCGACAAATGGGGTGCTATATTTGAGTAAAAAAGATTTTTACAAAAATAAAAGCTGGCTTCACAAACGTTATGTTCAGGATAAGAAAACTCCAGAGGAAATAGCGCAAGAATGTGGTTGCACAGTACAAACAATTTATCTATACTTGAACAAGTTCGGATTAAAGATGGGAAGAAAGGGCAGAAGATGAATGACGAAGTAAATCATCCTAAGCATTACACAATACATCCTAGTGGTATTGAAACAATAGAACTTACAGAACACATGAATTTCTGTCTTGGCAATGTTATAAAGTATGTTATGCGTGCCCCATACAAGGGTAAACAAATTCAGGACTTGGAAAAAGCAGCCTGGTATTTGAATCGTGAAATAAATAGACTTAAAACTATTGACAAAGAATAGACACCATGGTAGAATTGTCCTACCTACCATAAAGGAGTAAAAATGGGACGACGCAAAAAGGTGCAAATAAACGACCCCTTTATTAGAGAGGATAGTTTTACTACACAAGAAGGCAAGGTAGTAAATCAAGGAGATATAATTAAAATCAAGGGTATTTGGGGAACAAAGTTTAGGTTTCATCAGCATGTTATAAATCCAGAGAATAATAGGTCTTGGATTGATTGCGTAGAATTAGAAAAAGGTGTTGGTTGTGGTATGCGTTCTTTTTATGAAGATCGTGTAAGGGTAATGCCTAAGAAGCGAGGAAAGCGTGTCAAAAGAAATAGATCTAGTCAAGCATCTTGATGAAGTAAACAAGGTTGCATCAGAATATTTAAAGGGAACTGATACAGCACAGATAGCACGGGAGTTAGACATACCCCGTACCCGTGTAATGTCATTGCTCAATGACTGGCGTAAAATGGCAGCAAATAATGAAGCCATTCATGCGAGAGCAAGAGAGGCACTGGCTGGTGCAGATCAACATTATTCCAGCTTAATTAAAAAGGCATATGAGGTCATTGACACAGCAGATCAAACAGCAAATCTTAATGCTAAGACAACATCAATCAAACTTATTGCTGATATTGAAGCAAAAAGACTTGACATGCTTCATCGTGCAGGTCTTTTAGATAATAAAGAGGTGGCAGAAGAACTTGCTCGTATGGAAGAAAAGCATCAAATTCTTATAAATATTCTTAAAGATGTTGCTACAAAACATCCAGAAATTCGTAATGAAATTATGTCAAAGCTTTCTGAAGCAACTGACGGAGTGATCATAGTTGACAATTGATTTCTCTGATTTCATGGAGGCTCTTGATGACAATCCATTTCAGGAAGAACCAGTAGATGTAGAAACCTTTGTAAAGTCCCCAGACTTTTTAGGGCAGCCAGAACTGTCTCACTATCAGTATGTTCTCGTAGAGTGCATGAGTCAGATATACAAAGAAAAAGATCTGCAAAGATTTATGGGAAAGGAAGAGGGTAGTGAACACTATAAGAAATATACTAAGTCAGAAGTTATATTGCAACTTGGCAAAGGATCAGGTAAGGATCACACTTCTACTGTGGGTTGTGCTTATCTTGTTTATAAGCTTCTTTGCTTAAAAGATCCTGCTGCATATTTTGGTAAGCCCCCTGGTGATGCTATTGACATTATCAATATTGCTGTAAACGCACAGCAAGCAAAGAATGTTTTCTTTAAAGGATTCAAAAACAAGATTGATAAATCTCCATGGTTTGCTGGAAAGTATGATGCTAAAGTAGACAATGTTGAGTTCGATAAGGCTGTCACAGTATATTCTGGTCACTCAGAAAGAGAGAGCCATGAGGGTCTAAACCTTATGCTTGCTGTCCTTGATGAGATTTCTGGTTTTGCCCAGGAGTCAAGTAGTGGCAATGAAAATGCAAAAACAGGAGAAGCAATCTATAAAGCATTCCGTGGCTCAGTTGATTCACGATTTCCCGACTATGGAAAGGTAGTTCTTCTTTCATTCCCACGTTACAAGGGTGACTTTATCTCTAAAAGATATGATGACGTTGTTGCTGAAAAAGAAACTGAATTTAAAAAGCATACCTTTGTTCTTAATCCTGCCTTGCCAGAAGATGATCCAGGAAACACCTTTGATATTGAATGGGAAGAAGACAGAATAGAGTCTTATAAGTTCCCTGGAGTTTATGCGCTCAAAAGACCTACATGGGAAGTAAACCCAACAAGAAGCATTGAAGACTTTAAGCTTGCATTTTATACAGATCCAGCAGATGCAATGATGCGCTTTGCCTGTATGCCTAGTGTATCTTCAGATGCATTTTTTAAATCACGGGACAAGATAGAAAAGTCATTAAGTATTCGTAATCCACTTGACACCTTTAGAAGAATAGATCCTAGTTTTAAACCAGATCCCGATACAACATATTTTGTACACGCCGACCTAGCACAAAAACATGACAAGTGTGCAGTAGCATTAAGCCACGTTGAAAAATGGGTAGAGGTGCAAACATTTAATGACTACACTCAAGTAGTGCCATTTGTTGTTGTAGACATGATTGCATGGTGGGAGCCTCGTAGAGAAGGGCCAGTAGACCTATCTGAAGTAAAGAACTGGATTATTGATCTTAGAAGAAACGGATTCAATCTCGGATTAGTGACATTTGACCGATGGCAGTCGTTTGATATTCAGCGAGATCTAAAGAGCGTTGGTATTAATACAGAGACTCTTTCGGTAGCAAAGAAACACTATGAAGATCTTGCCATGCTTTTTTATGAAGAGCGGGTTGTTGCACCACATATTGAAATACTTTTAGAAGAGCTTTTGGAACTTAGAATCGTGTCAAATAACAAGGTCGATCACCCAAGAAAGAAGTCAAAGGACTTGGCTGATGCAATGTGTGGATCTGTTTATAATGCAATCTCTCACTCCAAGAAAAATACTTTTGGAGAAATAGAGGTACACACATGGTCCTCATTTAAAGCAGATAGAAATAGAGAATTAATAGAAGAAAAAGAAAAACCACAAATGACAGATGATATAAAAGATTATCTTTCTAACTACAAACTGATATAGGAGACAAATGTTAAAAGTAGGTAAGGCAATGTGCTTTGATGATATTCTTCTTGTTCCACAAAAAAGTAGTGTTTCTTCACGACATGAAGTAGATTTGTCAATGTCAATAGGGTTCAAAAATAAAAAAATAAACCTTTCTCTTCCAGTAATAGCAGCACCAATGGATACTGTATGTGATACTGAAATGTGTATTGCCATGCATAATGCTGGAGGTATGGGAATTCTTCATAGATACATGTCTTACCAAGAACAAATCCTAAAGTCTCAAAACCTATTAGAAAAGGAAATAAGGTTTGGCGTTGCCATTGCGTCAAATAATGGATATCTTGCTCAGGCAGATCATCTATATAATATCGGAGTAAGAGTCTTTCTTGTTGATACTGCAAATGGTCATGGTACTTACGCTACTAAAGCAGTAGCACAACTTAGAAATGCATTTAAAGATGCACACATCATGGCTGGCAATGTTTCTACAAAAGATGGTTTTCTCAGGCTTGCGGAAGCAGGAGCAGATTCTATTCGTGTAGGTATAGGCGGTGGTAGCGCATGTACTACAAGACTAGTCAGCGGTCATGGAGTTCCAACACTACAATCAATTATGGATTGTGCAGAAACATTTCAGGAGTGTTCTATAATTGCTGATGGTGGAATTAAAACTAGTGGAGACATGGTAAAGTCTTTTGCAGCAGGAGCAGATGCAGTAATGATGGGGTCAATGCTTGCAGGAACAGACGAAGCACCAGGCGAGATACTTGTGTCTGCTGACGGTAGAGAAGTGAAAGCTTTTCGTGGGATGGCAAGTGCCTCTGCACAGAAAGATGCTACGGGAAAGGTTTCAGTACCAGAAGGTATATCTACTACTGTTCCATATAAGGGGTCTGTTTCACATATCCTTGATCAAATTCGTGGTGGATTGGGAAGTGGGTGCTCTTATACAGGAGTAGAAAAACTTTCATTTATTGAAGAGTTTTCAGAATATGTTACTGTTTCAGCACTTAGCGTTAATGAATCAATTCCACATGCAAAACTAAGTTAAAATAGATATATGTCAGATTACGATGAAGAGGCGCAAGAGCTAATTGAATTTCTTATCAAGATGGGAATATTAAAACCTCTAGGATATAATGAAGAATTAGATGATGAGATGTATCTTATATCAGATAGTGCGGCTGATTTAATGCCAGAACTTCCCAAAATGAAACAGCAAGAATTAAATTCAGCAGTATTTGATTTGTGGAGTTTAGATATGCTAGACGTTACATTTGGTGATGACGGAGAACCCCTCGTTGGATTAAATAAAAATAGTACAGATCCAGAAAAAATAGAGGCGATAGAAGACGAGGGAC